GAAAGTCGCGAAAGCACATACCAACTGGGAGAAAGAAACTCCTTAATAAATAACTGAAAAACCAGGGCCTTTCCACCCCTGAAGAAGTGTTGCATAGGGTTTTACCCGCACACTTGGGTTTTTGATGCAATGGCGTCGGAAGGATGGAGCCACTACATGTGGATCCATTCTACCGGTGTCGTCTCCATTAACCCCCCCTGTCGAGGGGAACCAGGATGGACTAGAGAAAGAGTCACCTGGACAAACGAGGGACTTCGAGGATCTCTACAAGAGACTCGAAGCATTAAGCGTCCCGGTTGCGCGTCCACAAAGCGCTCCGGGGTCGTTAGGGAACGGCGGGCCGAGAAACCCTCGGCCCCCCCCGCCTTCACTTGGTGGTAATACACCACCACCCCAGGTTAGACTGTGCACCAACTGCGCAGGCCTGGGCCACACTTCCGCTGAATGTAAAGTGGATCAATTAGGTAGACCGATAAGGGGATGTGCCCCTGGGACCCCAGGCTCAGGCCAGGGTCTTTGTCACCGGTGTGGCAAACCGGGTCATTACGCAAGGCGATGCCCGGCTGCGAATTCTGGAGGAAAACCCCGAGGGAGTTGGAAAGCCGGAGAGATCGGCAAATCACTTCGGGATGAGGACGCGAAAGTCCGAGGTGCACTCGATGCTGCGAAAGAAATACTTTCCGAGGTACCTGAGCTCAAAGACCTGATTAGAGATTTAGAGGCTGAGCTGGTGGATAAGGAGAAAAAGGATACAGAGGATGCTGTTGAAACCGAAGAACAAGAGCTACAGACATTGAGAGACAAATTCAATGTTGGCGGTTTCAGGATCACGTGGAGGGAATCAAAAGGAGATTCCCCACTGACTCTAGGCAGGCTTGCTTTTGCCGGAATTTCCGCCGCGTTTGGCGGTGCCGGCTTTTGCTATTTCATGGAGGTGTTATCAGTCACCAGCAGACTTGTTCACCTCCCAGCCATGCTGTTCTTCACACCGTTTTTGAAGAGCAACATTACCGGCATGTCCATGGGCAAATCCATCTTTCAAGGTTGCATATACGGAGCAATGGCAACAACATTGATGGTCGGAGTTGATTATTATTATAGTGCTTTCAGAGGGCTGAGAACCTTCTGGGCAGGCGGAGTATTTACTGATCGCCGCAAAAAGCCTATAAAGAGAGAAGTCTCTTTCCTCCGTTGGGGTCCCAAGTGTGGTAAAGATCGCCGTCCAGACTATGCGAAAGTCGTGGAAGGAGAGCATGATCCGCTGCTGGCTGAAGTTGAGTATAAGAAGACTCAAGGTTGGAGCGTAAAGACCAGGACTAAAATGGTATCTATGGAGATATTATCCCAAATTGCACATCACGCGAACATGACTCACATGGTGTCGGACGAAATCAGTGCAGTAAAATTAGATCAAGCGGCAGGCAAAATTGCAACAGTTAAATTTAGCCGCTATTCAGCCCATCTCACAACTGAGAATATTGTTTCAGAGACCGCCCGCTTAGCTCACGCAGTGAGGATGGCTCAGTTGTACCGCCTGGAAAGGGACGATCTGCCTTTTTACAGGCCCAGCAGTCAGTGAGGAGGATGTATTGCTACGGCTATAGATATGGCGAAGTTCCATTGCCAAAACTTGGAATCGTCAAAGAAGATGCGACCTGGGAAATAAAAGAAGGTCAAGATCTTGCCTATAGGCCGCCGGCCTTGGTGGACATGGGTCCCCATGTGCTGGGAGTAGCGATACCCACCCCGGATAAGTCCGACCGGGATACTATGATTGCTGGGAGCAGAAAGAGGATAGCGGCTAATCCTCCCACACCTGAAGATGAGCTTCTCCAAGAGCTCACTGACTTCGTGAACAGGTGGTGTGTAAAGAACCTCACCCCTTTGCGTCCTGATTCAGACACATCGGTTGAAAATTGGTTGGAGGGTGCGAAGTACCCAGAATGGCGTAAGAAACAACTACTGAATAAGTGGAAGAACGTCAGGTCCATCTGGGATAAACGAGTGTACCTTAGGTGTAAGTGCTTCATGAAAGATGAATCCTACGCGGCTCCGGAGTGGAAGCATGCGCGGGGGATATTTAGTCGATCCGACGAGTACAAGTGTGCCGTCGGACCTATATTCCATCTCATTGAGCAAGAGCTCTTTAAACACCCTGCATTCATTAAATATGTGCCTGTTGCTGAACGAGCCAAATATATAATGGAGAGGATCTATAGAGAGGGCGCGACGTATATTGCTACAGATTATACGACGTTTGAAGCCCTCTTTATACGACGCCTTATGGATGCATGCGAATTTGTTCTATATTCGCACATGGTACAATTCCTGCCCGAGGCCAGAGACTTTGATCGGCACATGAATGAAGTCCTGGGCGGGAAAAATGTATGTACGTTCAAGTGGTTCGTCCTA